CCAAGGATAGTAAAATGGTTTATAAGTTTCACTAAATTTCAATAGACTTCCACCACCTCTTTTCTTAAAGAGAGTTTCAGCATATTTCATCAAGTCATCGTATCCACCGATACGGTCACCATCCACAAAGATTTGTGGTACTGAATTTACTCTGCGAACATCGTTTGGTTTCCCAACGATTTCACTGATACCGTTGATTGACTGATAGAACGCAAGACGTTCTTCCTCATTGTCCATGACTTCTGCATGGTATTCAAATCCATTTTCGTCTAACCATTTCTTGGCCATTTCGCAAAAAGGACAGTCTGTTTTAGTTACTACTTTTATTTCCATTTTTTACTTCTCCATGTAACAGTTGTGATTAGGTTTTTCACGCATTTGTAAAACCCAATCTAATTCTTGGATGCACCTGTTGTACCACTTTTTATCGTGTTCATCATGTGCCTTCTCCATATCTTCTTTTAGTTGTTCCATTCGTACTAGAATGTAACGCTTTTGTTTTCCAGTAAGGTCGGCATTAACCTGTACTGGTGTAGTCAGTGGTATTCCGAAAGATGTCTCTTGCATGAATTGTCTCCTACACTGCAAAACTCTCACCGCATCCACATGATGCAGTGGCATTAGGGTTAGATACTTTTAAGTAAGACCCACCCAATTCTGTAACATAATCTACTGTGCAACCCATTACAAACATCTCTGCAACAGGGTCAATAACTAAGTTCTCAACAGTGGCTGGTTCATCTGTGGTATTCCAAACATATTGGAATCCAGAACAACCACCACCCTTGACTGACAAGTAGACATTTGGTTTACCGACTTGTCTTAGATATTCTTTTGCACTATCAGTTAACTGAACTAGCCCTGACACGCTACACACTCATCTTGCGATTGTGCAGTGATGTCGCATACGGCCTGTGATTCATAATCTTTCAATGCGTTTCTTTCGACCTTTTCAGATACGTTCTCTGCACGTTGACCTGTCTCAGTTCTCAAATAATAAAGACCTTTACAACCTTCTTTCCATGCATTGTAGTGTACCTTGTGTAGATACTTTTTCTCTGCACCGGCAGGAAAGAATAGATTCAATGACTGACCTTGACACAAGAATCTTTGTCTGTCACCACCTTGTTTTACCAGTACATTCTGGTCAAGTTCGATTGCGGTCTTGAAAACTTCTTTCACATCGTCTTTCAAGAATTTAAGGTGTTGTACAGAACCACCCTTGGTAATAATGTCTTGCCATACTTTGTCGGTATTCTTCTCAACCTTCTCAAGTTCTTCTGCAAGATACTTATTTTTTACAAGGTGCGAACCTGCTCTGGTTCTGTGTGTATACGCATTTGCCTTCAATGGTTCAATTGATGGTGAAGTACCACAGATGATAGAACTGTTTGCATTCGGGGCGATTGCAAGTAGATGTGCATTACGTCTACCAGTGCCTTCCATGTCTGGTGCCTCTCCTCTAGATGAACCAAGGGATAAACTTTCTTCGATTGCTTCTTTTTGAATGTATTGGAATATAACTGCGTTCCATACATCTGCTTGACTACCATCAAAAGGAATTCTCTTTCTGTGTAGGAAAGAATGCCAACCCATTGCACCTAGTCCAAGTGACCTTTCTTGTTGTGCAGAATATCTTGCACGACTGATTTCGTCTGGTGCGTTGTCAATAAAGAATTGTAACACGTTGTCCAAGAATCGAACAAGGTCACGAATCATTGTTGTCTTTTTCCAATCTTCAAACAACTCAACATTGACTGAAGAAAGACAACATACAGCAGTCCTATCATCTGAAGTTGGAAGATGAATTTCGTTACATAAGTTTGAACCATGAATCTTTAATCCTTTGTCCTTTTGAGTTTGAGGTAACGCACGATTAGCAGTGTCAATGAAATTCAAATATGGTTCACCTGTACGATATCTTACTTCTAGAATTTGTTCCCATAACTTTCTTGCCTTCATGGAATCACGAACTGACCCATCATTGGGGTCAAGTAAATCCCACATCTCATCTCGTTCAATTGCTCTCATGAACGAATCAGTAATGTTAATTGCATGGTGCAAGTTAAGGTTCTTACGATTAACATCACCTGTAGGAACTCTCATGTTCAAGAATTCAATGATGTCTGGATGAGAAACATCCATGTACGCAGCATAAGAACCTTTCCTTGTCTTACCCTGTCTGTATGCTGTCATATCTGCATCAACTGTGTGCAGAAATGGCATTGGGCCTGGGGCTTTGTCGGATACTGCTCGTACATCAGACCAGTGACCACCGACACCACCACCCTTCACAGAAAGCCATCTCAGTTCCGCCGTATGGTCAATAAGACCTTCTAACGAGTCTGGAACATAAGTTAGAAAACAAGAGATAGGTAACGCCTTTACCTTTTGGCCAGGCAAAGGTGCATTTGATAATACAGGTGATGCAAACATGAACCACCCCTTTGAAACGTAATCGTAAATTCTTTGTGCAAGTTCCATATCCCCATATGAATATGCAACTGAGGCTCTTGCAAACGCTTGTTGTGGACTATACTCACCATCAATACAATAGTAATCTTTTAATAACTTTGATGCTTGTTCTGATAAGGTATCGTCACGTTTAAAATCTATGTTGATACCCAAATACTGCGAGTTTCTCACCATCGGAAACTCCACAACCTCTGCTGTTTGCATTCTAATTCTCCTATATTTTTTTCCATTTTTGAAATTCGACTTTGGCGGTTAAACCTTGGTAGGTGCTAGTATGTATAAGTTCTTTGATTTCAAGAGCGTCCATTCCAGATAGTATCATATCGTTAATATCCTTTTGTCGCACATAATCAGGCCACACTACTACTCTATAACCTTCATCAATCGCCTTTCCTATTTGTTTAATGATTTCCCTGTTCCTTGGTTCGTTGTCTGGAACAAGAACTGCTTTGTCTTTATATTGAGGTACACGCAAATCACTCTGAGCCACCGCAATACAGTTTGATATAAAAAGACTATCAATAGGGCCTTCCACGACAAAAATATTCCTAGAAGTATCAACCCTGTCAAGACCATATATCTTTGGTACACTCTCATCAAGAATGATGGTAATGTACTTTGGTTTTTCTTTTCCAAACGCTCTCCCTTGATATGCAAATATGTCACCATTGGAATCACGAAACGGAATCACCATCCTTGGGTGGTCACCATCCAAGGTTGGAAACTTATTTAGAACTAATTGATTAGTCCAAGAATAAAACTGATTGACCAGATAGATATCGTTGTCATTGGGAATTTTTCGGTCTTCGATGAACCGATAGGCAGGATGTTCTTTTCCAATTTCCCTAAAAGATTTGACATTATTGAAGATACCCTTCTTGGTAAAGACAGGTTTCGGTATATCGAATTTTGGATTCTCGACATGGCCACCCCTTCCTGTTGCAGTGGTGCCCTCTCTGTACCGTTCTAATATATAGTCATCATGTATCTTTGAGTCGATGTGTTTTATCACATTTGATAAATTTGTTCCCATACTACAGTTGTGACATTTGTAGAATAGGTCATTCTTTTTGCGAAAGACGAACCCCCTCGCTTTCGACTGACTTTTCTTGGAATCGCCACAGAACGGACACCTAAAGTTCCAGAGATAATCACTCTTCTTCTTGAACCTTTGGAGTCTGTGCGATATTAGATTAAGATATTTGAGGTCTATGTACATACTCATAAAAGTGAGTATATACATTTACATGGGGAATGTCAAGACCTTTTGAAGAATAAACCCTATAACGATTGACCCACCAATGATGAGCCATCTCCACTTTTCCAGAACACCCACCCTCTGCGACAATTCTTCACGCATCTTACGAAAGTGTTCCTCTTCAATCTTACTATGAGCGTTCATCTGTTCAACCAGACGGCGTTCCATATCACCCATAGCCTTGTTAGTTTCCTTTGCGTTGGACGTAATGCGAGAATGCAACTCCATGATATTTTCTGTAAGTTTTTTCTCTTGTTCGTCCAATGCTTCTTCCTGTCTAATTAACTTCTCTTCATGCACCGCCATGATAGTATGCAATGACGTAGAAACATCTGCAATCTTTTCAATAGCAGTATCAAGACGAACATGAATCTGTTTCATGTCATCTACTTCTCTTTTCAAGAGCGCAATTTCTGTTTCTACGGACATCTCATATCTCCCATAAAGATATTTATGGGAACTAGTTTTTACGATTCGCCAGTGGGTTGTCTAGGGCCTTAGTCAACTTACTATTCATTTCGTCTTCAAGTTGTTGCAGTTCTCTTTTGACATAACCTTCCATACCATCAATTTTATCATTGAAACGGTTGTTCGCATCAAGAATTAATTCTCTGGTTTCTTTCTTAGTTCTGTCCATTAATGAAGTTGCTTCGTCTTCAACCACATCAATGTCATTCTCAACCTTGTCAAGAATACGTTCCATACGAACCAAATCCTCTCTCAAGTCATGTTTGGTTTCTCTCATAACATCAACAGAAGTTGCAACACCCTCATCAAGTGCAATCATTTCTTCTCTTAACACTGCAAGTTTTTTATCAAATTCAGATAAGTCTGGTGCGACATAACTCTGTATTTGTTCCTTCATGTCCATGTAGTCTTTGTAAAATTCAAAGCCTGCCCACAGACCACCACCTAACATGGATACCAGTGGGATAATCATAAACAATTTACTTCCTGTAAGTTTCACTCCGCCATATTCTACTTCAGCCATTTTTCTCTCCTAGTTTAAGTTTGGATATTGTAAGTTTTCCATCGTGTCGAAATTGGGGTCATTCAAAAACCATCTTGCAAACGCATGGTCTACAGTTGGTTTGTCTGGATAGAAATCATTATCCTTGTTCTTCTTTTCTGCATAGTCAAATCCAGGCACATACGAAATCAGTGCAAGGAGTTGACGTTGTACTAACATTTGGTTTTCCAAATTCGTTTCTTGTTCAATCTTCTTTGTCAACTCAATCGCCTTCTGGGCCAACAACATTCTTATCTTGTCGTTCTTAGTTGACTTCTTCTCTACTACTTTCTTCTTTCCAATCTTTTGTTCTGATGATTTATCTACAACAGTCTTTTTAGTTGGGTCTTGAAAGTCTTCATCTTCAGATGTATTTTCTTTTAACTCTGCAAGTTCTTTCTCAATATCGTCCTCTTGGTTTGTGTTACCATCACCAGAGCTTGCTTCATTCTCTACTTCTGCAAGTTCTTTCTCAATGTCATCATCCATTGCAGTATTACCAGTTTGACCTTCTAGTTCTTCAATTTCTTTTTCGATGTCATCTTCCATTGCAAGTTGGTCACCTCTGATATTATCTTCGACTTCTTGAAAACCTTCACCGTCATCAATCTCTCCAACCACAACTGTCTGTACATCTGGTAACGTCAATACATTTGGTAAACCTTCAATTTCAGTTGTTGTAGTAACATCTATTTCATTGTTTATAATTGTAGGGTCATCTGTCCTACCATTGTCAACAATCTTTGTAAGTTCTATTGCGGTTTGATAGTCTGGACATTGTACGTCATATAATGAATCTAATTCACATTGTTGTTCTAGATATGCTTGTTGGTATCCAGTACACTCCACCGAATATAGTGGGTCATAGTCACATTGTTTTGCAAGGTTTGCTGACGCATAGCCGGGGCATGATGGGTCATAGAGGGGGTCTAGCGAACATTGTTGATTGAAGTATGCAGTCTTATACCCTGTACACCCACTATCATATAGTGGGTCAAGTTGACATTGTTGATTGTAATATGCGGTCTTGTATCCTGTACATCCACTATCATATAGTGGATTGAGTTGACATTGTTGATTGTAATATGCGTTTGCATAGCCAGGACAGGCAGGGTCATACAAAGGATTTGCAGAACACTGTTGTGTCAAGTATGCAGCCGCATAGCCTGAACAAGATGGGTCAAATAATGGATTGGAAGTGCATTGTTGTTGAAACAACGCATTTGCATAGCCAGGACAGGAGGCATCAGATAGCGCTCCATTGAGTGTACAGGTATCTGGCATAAGAACTACACTACCAGTAAAGTTCTTCACCTTTGGGCCGTGCATACCTTGCCAATAACCATTGTCTTTGCCTCGGATAGTTACTTCAATTTGGTCAATAGTTACGCCTGGCACTAATGCTAATGGAGCAAAACTTAATACTTCCTCAACCGTATATCCATTTGATTTTGTTTGACTGTAATCCCACTCTTCAGAATAAATGTTAGTACCAGAAGCAAATGCATCGACAGTGATTACTAAATCATCTAAACAATCACCGTTTACTTTTGTTGCTGTACAAGCACCATTTATTGTATTCGTGGTTTCATTTTTCCATTCCCATTCTGTTATGTAACCAGCAATATCAAACCCAGCACCAACTAACGCTTGATTGATAGCCAGATTGGTTATCCATGTATCGTCAGTATACGAGAAGTGCATAATGTAATCAGTAGACAAAACTGCACCAGTTCTTCTGTCCGTCATCTGATACATCTGATTATGAGAACTTCCAGTGTTATGACTACCTGTGCCAAAATCACCTTGGTCTATAATTTGTTGAACAGTATTATCGTTGGGGTCTAGACAGGTGCCATTGCCTGCTAATGGATTAGTAGTACCGTCTGTTGAACAAGTTACTTGTGCGTTAGAGTAAGAGGAGAAGCAAAGCAAGACTACCAACAGTAGCGCCGATAGTAGCGTTTCTTTTTTGAACATCTGATTTTTTCTCTATTCTTTCGACAGGTGGAATTCTGTCTGGATTACTTTTCCACTCATCGGTTGCCTGCTCACCGATTTTACCCAAGAACGGGCAGGGTGTGCCTGCCATTTCCATTGCGTCATAAACTCTACGGTCTTG